GGGACGTGGAGCCGCCGAAATCGACAGTTTTTCGCACCCAATGAATTGTTGTTTAAAGGATACAGATGAGCGTTGAGCCAAGGGCCATCGGGGGGGGTGTCCGCATCGCCAACAAGGCGGGGTGCGCCGAGTTCTTCGACGTGTCTATGCCGACCGTGGACGCTTGGATCAGGCGGGGTATGCCCATCGTACAGAAGGGCGGCAAGGGCGTGTCGTGGCAGATCGACCTTTTGGCGGCGGCTCAATGGCGGTTTGGTGTTCAGGCGTCGGGCGGGTCCGTCGATCCTGAATCGCTGGAGCCGATGCAGCGCCGCGCCTGGTACGAGGGCGAGACGAAGCGCCGGGAATTGCAGGTTCGTGACCGTGAGCTGATCCCTGCTGCTGACGTAGAGCGCGTGGTGGCAACGGCTTTCGCTGCGCTGTCCTCAGACATCCGCGCCATCCCTGACAACTTGGAGCGCCGGCATGGCATCGCGGGCGACGTGGCCGAGAAGGTTGCATCTGCGTTGGATGAGGCCATGCAATCAACCTCTGAGCGGCTGGCCGAACTTGCCCCCGTCGGAGATGAGGTGCCTGCATGAGCATGTTCGCCACCGCAACCCCAATCGTTCGCCATGCAGCGCACGCCTTCCGTCCTCCGCGCCGCGTGAGCGTGGCCGATGGTGCCGCCGAGGCGCTGGAGATTCGACAGCCTGGCGGCTACTCGGGCAAGTGGTCTGCCGCCGAGACACCGTACATGGTCGCGCCGATGAACGCGCTTGCCAGCCGGTCGCATGAAGCGGTCTGTTTCGTCGGTCCAGCTCGCACGGGCAAGACCCTCGGGCTTTTAGACGCATGGATGTCGTACTGCGTGACGTGCGACCCAGGAGACATGCTCATCGTCCAGATGTCGCAGGAGAAGGCCCGCGAGTTCTCCAAGACCCGAGTGGACCGGGCGATCCGCAACAGTGAAATGCTATCTGCGCTCATGAGCAAGCGAGGTCATGACGACAACACCCACGACAAGCTGTTTCTGCATGGGATGTGGCTGAAAATCGGTTGGCCCTCTGCCACTCAGCTTTCGTCCTCCGATTACCGCTACGTGGGCCTGACCGATTACGACCGGATGCCGGACAACATCGACGGCGAAGGTTCGGCCTATGCCCTTGGGCTCAAGCGCACGCAGACGTTCCTGAGCCGTGGCATGTGCATGGTGGAGTCTAGCCCTGGCCGGGACTGGACAGACCCGTATTGGAAGCCTGGCACGCCTCACGAAGCTCCACCGGCCACCGGCATTGTGGGCATCTACAACCGGAGCGACCGCCACCGCTGGTACTGGAAGTGCCCGGATTGCAGCGAGTATTTCGAGGCCAAGCCTGGGTTGGAGTTGTTCTCGTCCCTGCCGAAAGAGTCCGACCTGATGGACGAGGTTCGCGCCGCCAATCTGGTGAGCCTGGCAGAGCATCACGCGCATGTCGTGTGCCCGTGCTGCGGAAGTGTCATGCCACCGAAGCTCAAGCCGCTGCTCAACGACATCAAGACCGCTCGATGGGTGGCAGATGGTCAGACGGTTGACCCGAGCGGCGAGGTACTGGGGGATGTGCCTCGATCCAGCATCGCCGGGTATTGGCTGGGTGGGGTGGCTGCGGCGTACCAGAAATGGGACTCCCTGGTGTTGCGCTACCTTCAGGGCCTGCGCGAGTACGTCATGAGCGGGTCAGACCTGACACTCAAGGCCACGATCAACACGGACCAGGGGATGCCCTACATTCCGCGCCATCTGCTGGCTGACAAAGAGGCCGGCATCGGTGATCGGCTGGAAGAGTTGGAGCGCTACCACGTACCGGCATGGGCGCGCTTCATCATCGCCACTGCGGACATTCAGGGCGGGCAGAACGGTCGCTTCGTGTGCGAGGTTCGCGCCTTTGGTGAGGGGCTTGAGACTGCGCTGGTGGATCGCTTCGCCATCACGACGACAGAGCGCAACGGAGAAGCTGCGCAGGTTGACCCGGCAGGCTACGCGGAAGACTGGGACTTGCTGACGGCCAAGCTGGTTCAGGCCACGTACCGCACGGAAGACGGGCGGGAGCTTCGCGTGCTGCGCACGGCGGTGGACACGGGCGGGGAGGCTGGTGTGACGCACAACGCCTATTCATGGTTCCGTCGCTTGCGCAAGCTGGGGTTGTCGGCTCGCGTGATGCTGGTCAAGGGTGGATCGTCCAGCCAAGAGAAGCCTGTGGTGAAGGGAACAGCCCGAACCCAGGAAGGCCGCGCCATGCACGACATGCCGCTCTGGATTCTTAACGTCGACTACTTCAAGGACATCGTTGCGGCCCAACTGCGCCGCAAGGTTGCCGGCCCCGGCTACTTCCACGCCGCGAAGTGGTTGCCGGCATCCTACTTTGAAGAGCTGCGTGCCGAGGTGCGTGACGCCAATGGCAAGTGGAAAAAGATTCGCCAGCGCAATGAGGCACTTGACCTGTGGGTGTACGGCCTGGCCGTGTGCGAGGCGCTGGGCTTTGGCCCGCAGGGCCGGATGAGTTGGGATCGCCCGCCGCTGTGGGCGCTGGCGCTGGACAACGGCAACAGCGAGCTGATCAGCAGCGAAGAGCGACGGGCCGAGCAAAAGGCCGTGAAGGTTCAGATGGAGCGGCGTGCCGCAGTTGACGATGGAGGATGGGACTTTGAACGACGATACTGAAAACCTGACGCTGCGCGCTGACGTGGCCTGTGTCTTGATCGAGTGCCACAAGGATCAGCCTGCGATGTTCGCGCAGTCCATGACGCACGCAGAGCTGCGGAAGTTGGCAGAGGTGCTGGCGGAGAAGCTGAGGCCGCGGATCGGAGGAAGGTACATCCCAAAGATGGCTGACCGTGAGGAACGTGAGGCGCGCAACGCTGCCGTGTGCGAAGCGTTCACCGGGCGTAACCATGCCCAGGTGATGAAGCGGTTCAACATCTCGCGCCGCTTGCTTTACTCCATCCTGGCCAGCAAGAGGCGCGATCCAGTCTAGTTATGGTGTTGCGCGCGATGTGATTACATGGTTGGGTCTACCTGTTCTGCACCGAATGACTACCTATGAATCACATCTGATGCACCTCTGAGCGCATGTCGCGCTCAATTTTTAGACGCAGCACACAGCGCTGGGCACAGTCTCCGAAAAAGGAGATTGCATGCCTGCAAAGTGGTATGAGATCAAGGCGGCTGCAAAGGCCGCCGACAGTGAGCCGACGACTGCCGATGTCTACATCTACGGCAACATCGGTGATCGCTGGAACGAAGATGGCGTGATCGCGTCCGACTTGGTACGCGATCTGGCTGCGCTTGATGCCGACCAGATCACGCTGCGCATCAACAGCTACGGCGGCTCGGTGCCTGATGGCTTGGCCATCTACAACGCACTGAAGCGCCACCCTGCGCCCGTGGCCGTTCACATCGACGGCGTGGCCATCTCCTGCGCGTCTTACATCGCCATGGCCGGCGACACCATCACGATGGCGAAGAACGCCCAGATGATGATTCACGCGCCGTGGTCGTTCGCTGGCGGCAATGCCGTCGAGTTGCGCGAACAGGCCGACATTCTCGACCGCTACGCCAAGGCGATGGCCTCGGCCTATGCCGACAAGTCTGGCAAGACCTACGAAGACGCGTTGGCCATCCTGACCGATGGGAAAGACCACTGGTTCCTTGCTGATGAGGCGCTGGCCGAAGGCTTCGCTGATGCCGTTGGCGACGAGATCGCCGTGGCCGCATCGCTGGCCAGCAGCTTCGATCTGTCGCGATTCAAGCCGGCCGCCCAGAGCGCATCGAGCGCCCCCCAAGTTTCACAACCGGCAGCCGCTGCTGTCACTACCCAGGAGGCACACATGCCTGATCCCGTGCAAGCGGCGCAGAAACCCGCCGCCCCTTTCGCTCGCAGCAAGTCGGACAACGACCAAGTGCGCGCGATGTTCAAGCCTTTCATGGCAAACGCCGCCGTGTCGGCCCTGCTGACCGATGTTCTGGCCGACCCTGAGCTGACCATCGACACCATCCAGGCCAAGCTGCTGACTGAAGTTGGCAAGACCATCGAGCCGGCCAACCCGCAAGGCGCCCACCCCAAGGTGGAAACCGTTGCCGACGAAGACGACAAGCGCCGCGACGCCATCGTGACGGCTCTGCTGGCACGCTCTGGCGTGGTCAATGATGCCAACGTGCGCGCCAGCCTGAACGGCAACCCGTTCCGTGGCCACAAGCTGTTGGACATCGCCCGCGCCTCGCTTGAGCGCACTGGCCGCAGCTCTGCCGGCATGGGTCAGATGGAAATCGTCGCAGCCGCCTTCACCCAGGGCACCAGCGATTTCCCCATCCTGCTGGAAAACACCATGCACAAGGCGTTGCAGGCTTCTTACGCCCGCGCCGCTCTGACTTGGAATCGCTTCTGCGCCACCGGCTCGGTGAGCGACTTCCGCGCTCACAACCGCTACCGTACCGGCTCGTTCGGCTCGCTGGACGCGGTGAATGAGTTGGGCGAGTTCACCAACAAGTCGATCCCCGACGGTGAAAAGGCCAGCATCCAAGCCAGCACAAAGGGCAACATCATCAACCTGAGCCGTCAAGCCATCGTCAACGACGACCTCGGCGCGTTCGTTGGTCTTGCTGCCATGCTGGGCCGCGCTGCTGCCCGCACCGTGGAAGTCGATGTGTACTCCACCCTGGCGCTGAACTCTGGCCTCGGCCCGACCATGGGCGACGGCAAGACGCTGTTCCACGCTGACCACGGCAACCTGACCACTGGCGCCGCGTTGAGCATGGCCGCCATCGATGTTGACCGTGTGGCCATGGCCTCGCAGAAGGATGTGTCGGGCAACGACTACCTCGATCTGCGTCCTGCAGTGCTGCTGGTGCCAATCGGCCTGGGTGGCACCGCTCGAACGATCAACGATGCTCAGTACGACCCCGACACCGCCAACAAGCTGCAAAAGCCCAACGTGGTCAACGGTCTGTTCAGCGACATCGTGGACACGCCTCGCCTGGCCGGCACCCGCCGCTACCTGTTCGCCGATCCTTCCGAGGCCCCGGTGCTGGAAGTCGCCTTCTTGGACGGCAACCAAGAGCCATATCTGGAAGTTCAAGACGGCTTCGACGTGGACGGCGCTCGCTGGAAGGTTCGCCTCGACTACGGCGTAGGCGCCGTGGACTTCCGTGGCGCTGTCACCAACGCTGGCGTCTGATGAGCCAAGGGCCGCCTGAGTGCGGCCCGTAACCTGCCCAAGGAATAGACATGGCAAAGAACTTCAAGCAGGACGGTTCCGTCCTGACCCTCACACCGGCCGCAGATGTTGCTGCTGGCACGGGCTATCTGTTCGGCACCGCGCTGTTTGGCGTGGCTCTGAACGCCGTGACCTCCGGCACCCCCGGTCCGTTCAAGACTGACGGCGTGTTTGAGCTGCCCAAGACCAGCGCCCTGGCCATCTCGGTCGGTGATCGCCTGTACTGGGACGCCACCAATAAGGTTGTCAACAAGACCGCTACCTCTCAGCAGTGCATCGGCATTGCCGTGAGCGCAGCCACCAACCCGAGCGCGACCGTCATGGTCAAGCTGGGTCAGTTCGTCGCTGTGGGCGCCTGATCGACATGATCAACCAAGCCTCCACCGTGGGCCGCATGATTGACCGGGTGTACTCCGCCTTCGGTGAGTCTGCGACCTACACCGACCGCAACGGGGCAACGACTCCGTGCGTGGTCGTGGTGGAGCGTGACCTGACGAAGTACGGCGAGGTGGCGCAGGTCAACGTGCGCACCGCTGTCGCGCATGTCAGGCTGACGGAAGTGGCGAACCCACCGCGCCGTGGCGAGACGTTCACGCTGGCCCAGACAGGCCAGGTGCTGACCGTCGAGTCACAGCAGGCGCTTGACCAGTTCGAACACCGGGTGTTTGTCGCATGAACACCTCGTTTGAGATCAAGGTTGACGAGAACGCGCTCAAGGATGCGATCAGCCTCTTTGAGTTCGTTGGCGGCAACACGGCTGACGCCATCCGCGTGGCGATCAACAAGGCCGCGCCCAAGGTGCGCACCATGGCCAGCAAGCGCATCCGCGAGGAAGTGCGCCTGACGGCCTCCTACGTCAACGAGAAGCTGACCGTCCGCAAGGCGACCAGATCGCGCCTCAATGGCGCCGTGCTGACGCCGATGCGCGGCGTGCTGCTGTCCAAGTATTCGACTGACGCCCAGGTGTCGAGCGACAAGATCGGGTGGATCAAACCGCCACCGGTCCCGTCGCGCGGCATCCGCGTGAAGGTCAAGCCTGGCGGCGACACCAAGCCGATGCCTGGCGCCTTTTACATGGTGCTCAACAAGGGCAAGAACGGAGGCGGCCAGCTGGCCATCGCCATTCGTGAAGGCAAGGACCGCAAGCCGGTCAAGGTCTTCCACGGCGCATCCTTGTCCCAGGTGTTCGGTAACGTGCGCGGCGATGTGCTGCCTGACGCAGCGGCAGAGTACCAGTCTCAGCTTCTTGATGCCATGCGCTACCTGCTGAACAAGCAGCATCCGATGGAGGGCGTATGACGGACTCGGTTCGTGAGCGCCTGATCACTGCGATCCTGACCGCCACCGGTGGGAAGTACGCGCTGGAGTCCGCGATGGACATGAGCGAGTTGCCGGTGACTGTGGTGCAGGACGGCACCGACAGCGCCGAGACAAATTACGACTTCACGCGCTGCGTGATGCCGATCAGCGTGGCACGTGCCGAGCAGGCAGCCAGCCCGGTGTCAGAGGTGCAGCGCAAGCAGGCCCATGCGGCCTTGCAAAACTTGATCGAGTTGATGCACGCAGACGAGACGTTCGGCGGTCTTGCCCAGGGCATCGACTACTTGGGCGGCGGAATCCAGATTGACGCTGGAAAGCTGATCTTTGCAGAGGCCACGTTTCAGGTGCGTTACCAGCACTTGCGCGGCCAGCCTGCGGTTTTGAATTGACCTTTTCACACACAGGAGAACGCCATGGGCGCACCCATCATCCGCTACGAGGCAGGCCAAACCGCACGCCCGTTTGAAGCCCTGACCAACACGGGCAACAACATCTCGTTCCAGGCGTCGTTCTCGCCTGTCTCGAATGCTGCCGGCTCGGAGCCGGTGATCGCTCCCTATGGTCTGCTGACCGGTGGCGCCATCACCACGCACGCGAGCAACAACACGGTCAACGTCGCCTCTCTGACTGCCTCGATGGCTGGCGTTTCTGGCGCCGATGCCAGCGGCGTCATTGCAGTGGCTGCGGGCACCGCGACCGTGACGCGACCAGCGTCGAACGTGGCCAAGATCAACTCCATCACCATCGACTCCACCGGCGCGATTGCGACTGTCGCTGGAACTGACAGCCTGAGCACTGCTTTCAGTGATGTGCGCGGTGCGGCTGGCGGTCCTCCGTTCATCCCTGTTGGCTCCATCGAGATCGGCCAAGTCCGCCTGACCACCAGCACCGCCGCGGCGGTGCAGTCGAGCGAGATCTACTCGGTTCCCGGTCTGCACGTCGAGCGCGCCGACTACCCGGTGTATCAGCTGGACTTCGCCGCCGGCAAGGTGACGTTTGCGACCGACCTGCCGCTGATCCACACCGGCAGCGTGCCCAAGAAGGTCTACATGCGCGGCGCTACTCCGCTGTTCGCGCCGATTGCCAACACCTCTGATTGGGTGCCGGCCGAAGCCACGTACTCGATCAACTCGACATCGACCTATGACGGCCCTGTCGGCTCGGCTTCTTCTTCGCTGGGTCAAGCTTCGTTCAACGCCATCATGAAGGACGGCGTGACCGACTCGGTGCTGGCTCAGAAGGGCAAAAACATCTGGTTTGAGTTCCGCCCCGACCGTGACAAGACTGTCCCGCGTCAGTTGACCCAGGGCATCTTCGGCGTGTCCCGCACGTTCCCGGCTGGTGGCGGCTCTTTCAGTGCGTCGTGCACGGTGACGCCTTCTGTCGAGTCGGTTGACATCAAGGCTTGATTACCATGGACATTCAGGCATTTCTGAATGCGGCACTCCAGCCCCGGCAGGAAAGCGTGCCGGTGCCTGAGTTGTCCGAGTGGTTCCCTGGTGAGGCGGTTTGGGTCGTTCGCGGCCTGACTGCCGCCGAGCTGGGGCGGGCCAATCAGGCGGCAGAGAGTGGCATGGAGAACGTGCGCGCTCTGGTTGCTGCGATGGCCGGCGACGGCGACAAGGCGGCGGCGATCCGCTCTGCCTTGGGCCTGAGCAATGAGGACGTGCCCACAGATGTCAGTCGGCGCATCGAGATGCTGGCCGCTGGGTCGGTGTCGCCTGTAGTCGGTGCTGAAAATCGAGACGTTGCGGTCAAGCTGGCCGAGACTTTCCCGACCACCTTCTACAACCTGACCAACAAGATCATCAACCTGACCGGCCAAGGGGCAGAGCCGGGAAAACCGAAGCGCTCTGGCACGACCCCAGAGTGAGGGCCGCGCTGGCCCTGTGCTCAGAGCGCGGGCGGTTTCTGTTTGAGGCAAGGCCCGACTTGTTTCCAGAGGGCTACCTGACCGACACGGAAACGGCGATCTGGGGCAAGTGGTACGAAGAACGCAACGCACGGCAGAAGCAAGGGTGACAAGTGGCCGACGCTCAGAAAACCATCGAGCTGATTTTTCAGGGCGTTGACAAGACGGGCGCCGCGACCCAGGCCGCGCTCAACAACGCCGAGAAGTTCAGCTCGTCCATCAAGAACGTCACGCAGCCCATTGCGGATTTCACGGCGGGCGCTCTCAAGCTCGAGGCCGGGTTGCTGGCGGCAGGCGCCGCTGTCGTGGCCTTCTCCGTCAGGTCTGCGGCTGATTTCGACTCTGCGTTTCGCCAGATCTCGACCATCATCGATGCGTCGGCAGAAGACCTGGACGGCTTCAAGAAGGCGATCCTCGACTATGCGAGCACCAGCACGCAGCCGCTGGAGAAGATCACCAACGCGCTGGGCAACGCCATCGGCTCTGGGGTGGACTGGTCTGAATCGCTGTCCCTGATCTCGACGGCTGAGAAGCTGGCCGTGGCCACACGCTCAGACCTTGACGGCACGACGAAGGTGCTTGTCTCGACGCTGAACAGCTACGGCATGTCGATCGATGAGGCGGGCAAGGTTTCGGACCTGTTCTTCAAGATCATCGACGAGGGCGACATCGGGATGAATGACCTGGCGGCGAGTTTCGCCAAGGTCGCCCCGGTCGCCAAGATCAGCGGCGTGTCGCTTGAAGAGGTTGGCGCGGCCATTGCCACGCTGACGGCTTCGGGTATCAAGCCGGCCGAGTCCATCGAGTACCTGCGCGGCGCGATCTCCAACATCATCAGCCCGTCCGGTCAGGCGCGTGACGTGGCGGCTGAGCTTGGCATTGAGTTCAACGCGGCAGGGCTGAAGGCCAACGGCCTGGCTGGACTGCTGCAACAGGTTGCCGACAAAACCGGCGGCAGCGCCGACCAGATGAAGGTGCTGTTCGGCGACATCGGCGGCTTCACCGCGGCGGCAACGCTGGCAGGCCCCCAGGCTGAGAAGTTCCGCGACACACTGGCGTCAATGGGCGACGTGGCCGGCGCCACGGATGAGGCATTCAAGAAGATCACCGGCAGCCTGGACGTGTCCGGGCAGAAGATCGCGTCTGCCTTCAATGCGCTGGCTGTGAGCATTGGCCAGCCGCTGCTGGATGAGTTCGGAGGCGTGGCTGAGGCCATCGCGAAGATTTTCCAATCCCTTGGCGCAAGCGTTACCAGCGGATCGCTCAAGGAACTGGTGGACTACATCGAGTCCAACATGCAGGGCGTGCAGAAAGCTTTGGAGCAGGTTGCAAAGAACCTGCCGGAAGCTCTGAAGAATGCCGACCTGAGCGGGTTCATCGGCGGCATTGATGCTGTGACCGGTGCATTCACGCGGCTGTTCGGCGGAATCGACATCACGACCGTGGACGGGCTCACCCGTGCCATCGAAGTGGCCGGCGCGGCGTTTCTGGGGTTGAGCAAGTTCACGGAGGGTGTGATCGAGTCGTTCAAGCCGCTCTTCGATCAGTTGGTGAAGATCGCCGGCCAGGTTGACGGGATCAACCCTGGATTTCTGGAGATGGCCGGCAACATCAGCGGCGCAGTGACGCAGTTCAATGTGCTGGCCGGCGGTATCAGCGGCATCTTGCCGTGGCTGGAGACTCTGGTTGGCCTGCTTGTGGCCAAAGAGGGCATGAGTTTGATTGGCGGGCTTCAGAAGCTGACGACAACGCTACCCATGTTCAGTGCGGCCCTGCAATCGGCTGGCGTCGTCTTTGCCGCCTACTTCGCGTCAGAGAAGATCGTCCAGTTGGTCGATGCGCTGGGTCAGTGGTGGGCTGCCAACGAGAAGCTGAAGGAATCGCAGAAGCAGGCCGAAGAGGTCAACAAGCGCGCCGGCACCACGCTGGAGCGATTCGCGGAAACCACCGGCATTGCCGTCAAGACCATTGATGAGGCCAGCAAGCTGATCGATGACGGCAAGGTCGTGTGGAGTGAAGCCGCAAACGGCTGGGTGAAGGCTGGTGACGCCCTGGCTAATGTCAGCAAGACGGCCAAGGACTCGGTAAACCCGTTTGAGGCTGCGAACAACGCCATGCTGGCACAGGCCGCTGCCGCTGAGAAGGCGGGCGGCAGCGTGAAGGGTCTGGGCGGCGCGCAGACAGAGGTCTACGAGAACGTCAAGAAGATCGTCCCCGTGTTCGACGCGGCTACCGGAAAGATCACCGGATACCGCGAAGAGATGGTGCGGGTGAAGGTCGGCGTGGACGAGTTCGGCGCCAAGACCGGCAAGGCTTCGGAGTCCGTCGCCAAGATCGCCAAGGAAACAGAGAAGGCGCAAGAGGCGCAGCGCAAATGGGCTGAGGAACTGGCCAAGATGGACTTCCAGAAGTCCATGGAACTGATCAAGCAGCAGACCGCGCTGATGGTGGCCAACATCGAGGCAGACACCAAGAAAGCCGTTGCCGCGTTTGAGTCACTGAACACCGGCATCACCAGCACAGGTCAGGTACTCACTCAGCTGTTCAAGAGCTACGAGAACTACGACAACTTGAGCTGGGGCGCCATTGACAAGATCGAGGCCCAGATGGAGCGCGAGAACGCCTACCGCGAGAAGCAATTCGCCTTGCAGGAGCGGATGACAGAGGCGCAAATCAAGTCCATGAATGCCCAGACCGACGCACTGCTCAAGGGTGACGGTTTGATCAAGATCGACGGTGCCGGCCTCAAGCCGCATCTGGAGGCGTTCATGTGGGAGATCCTGCAGGCCATCCAAGTGCGTGTGAACGCTGACGGATTGAAGCTGCTGCTGGGGGTGTGACATGAAAGTGATCATCACCCCGACGACATTTGACCCCATCGGCCCGGTGCACCTCCACTGCCTTCCGAGCGCATCGCTTGGCGAAACCCGCCGCCGCATGAACCGCATCGCCACGCTTGACGGCGGTGCCGCGCTAAACGACTTCGGATACTCCGAGGCTGACCGCTCGATTGAACTGCGCTGGCAGACAAAGAGCATGGCGCACGTCGAGTCTATCGACCGTCTGGTGCGCCTGTATCAGCGGGTGCACGTTGCCACGCCGCAAGGCTTCTACCTCTGCGCGCCAGAGGTTCACCGACCGGGAGCGAGTGAATCATCTCTGCTGCTGCTGGTCGTCTCAAAACTTGCTTGAAGGAAATAAACCATGGCTGTGCCAACCGTTGCCACCTACTCAGTGAGCGCACTTGTCGCCGCACACACATCATTCCGCGACCTGATCGACTCCGGGTCGGGTGCCGGGTTCGTGCGCTTCAGAGACGCAGCCGATGTGCTGCTGGCTCAGGTGCCGCTGTCCGATCCGTGCGGGACGGTGAATGGCGCAACGGGCCAACTCACTCTGAGCATTGCCGGACCTGACTCCAGCGCCGATGCCGACGGCACCGCTGCCTATGCCGAGTTCTGCGACTCAGACGGTGCCGTGCATCTGGCCATGCCTACTCAGGTCGGCACGACGCCTGTTGTTGGCAAGGTCGTCATGAACACCACCAGCATCGTGGCTGGTGGGCCGGTGGCTGTGATCTCTGCGACGGTGGGGTGATATATGGCAGTCTTTGCCACGACCTACATGCGGTGGTCCGTTCTGGACATGCCGTTTGGGCCAACTCAGTTCAGCAACGTGACCTACTCGGAAGGCGCGTGGTATGTACTGGGCAGAACTGCGGCTGGCGCGATGTCCGTCTACAGGTCCGGAGATGCCGGGGCTTCGTGGTCCTTGTACGACGACACGCTCCCAACGCAGGATATGCCGACATGGGGTAACGCGTTTGTGGTTGCCCAAGGCTGGTACGCTATCGGCGGCGCTGGGGGAGTCCGATATTTCTCGCCGAACAACGGAGTCTTCTCTTGGGGCTCAGTCGCTCCTGCCGGAGCGGGCACACCGGACACGAAAGTGGCCTTTGTTGGCGGTGTTTTTGTCGTCTACAACAGCAACGGCATGCTGGTCGGTAAGGCTCTGGACGCCGGGATGCAGGCTGTCGCCCGCCCCGCAACTGCGGTCGCCTACGACGGCTCTGGCACGTTTTTCTGCGCAGGAACGGACGGGAAGATCTACACGTCGCCCGACTGCTTGACGTGGACCATGAACGCGTTCAGCGGCGAGCTGAACTCCCAGCCAGCTAACTTCAGCTACCTCGTGAAAGTTGAGGGTGTTTGGTACGGTGGTCTGCCGAACCTCAACAACACTTACTCTTCGACCGATCTGGTGACGTGGTCCGGCGCCGTGGCTGGCGCGGCTACGGCCGCCACGTATGCGAACGGCCTACTGGTGCTGTCGGGGGCTCAGGGGTTTATGACCGCCAAGCCGCTGCCGGACAGCTTCGCCACAGAAAACCCACCAGCCTTCGCCTCAACCGATGCGTCAGTGGGTGGCGGGGTCAGTTACGGCGGAGGCGTTTGGATGATCTCCAACGGCGCCGAGGTCGCAGTATCTATCTACCAAGGTCAGCCGGGATTTAACCGTCAGTTCGGCGGCACCGTCACTGACTCCAGCGGCTCGCCCGCCGCCCGCCGTGTATCCATTCTCAGGGCTGATCACACACTGATCGCCTCCACGGTCAGCTGCGCAACAGACGGGAGCTGGTCTCTGCTGTCTTGCCACCAAGGCGAGACTATCGCCTTGATCAGCGGGGAGCCTGCCAAAAACGCCCTCGTCTTTGAGCGGATCACGCCGCCATGACGTACACGCCTCCGTCAGCATCGAGCATTACCGCTTCGTGGTCGGCAGCTGGAACGTACTCTCCACCATCGAGTGGCGCACTGGTTGCGTCGTTTTCTGGTGGCACTACTTTGCAGGCAGATGCATTCTGCGCCAGTCCAGCAATTTTGCATTTCGCTGAGTGCTTGGCGCATTCTCATTCATCGGCGCGTGCATCCGCAGAGTCGCTAATGGGGCAGCCTTCAATGGTTGCAGCGCACCTTATAGGGTGTCATGCGGAAGCGCCAACGCCACTCACATCTGGATCAGTTCTGGTATCGAGCGACTTCACGGGATTTATTGGTGATGTGGCGACCATATACCTGATGGACCTTGTGACGCCTGGCGGTCTGGTGAGAGCCCCGATCAGCTCATGGCAGGCCACACTGCAGACTGGCGGGAAGTGCTACGTCCAGGCTGTGATTCCTGCATCAACTCAGTATGCTGATGCGATCAACGCAGCCTCAGAGTTCGTGATTTCACGCGCTGCGGTGCTGCCGTCAGGCATGCAAATTGAGCAGGAGATGGCGCGTGCGCCAGTGTTGGCTCAGTTCGACCGTGGCTCGATGCGGGAGACATGCACGATCAGCGGGTACTCGGATGGGTTCGCGGAGTCAGAAAACCCCTCTCCACAGTACGACAGGACGCTGGCAAACATCAGATCGGTGTCGAGTGGCGCTGGCGGGATGCGTGTTCGGTGTGCAGTTGACTGGTTGTTGCGTCCTGGCCAGAGGGCCTACGCAAACGGCGTGCCCATGATCGCTGACTACATCAACTACTACGCGCCGACTGGCGGCGACAGCTACATGGATGTTGGGGAGCGCGCCTGATGGGGAAGGCCACAATTGTCAGCGGCGGAACTGACGGGCTTTACACGGTCAAGCTGGACTATGGCAAGGCCCAGAAGGATGCGGCCGTGGCCAGGATCAATGCGCGGTTGGTCAAGCTGACGACAGAGATTTCTGAATCCACGACGAAACTGTCAATACAGCAAGCCATCGAGGACGCTCAGAAGGCAAAGGTCGAGCAGGCCATCTCTGCTTTCGTCGCTGCATCAAAAGCCATCCCGCGCATTGAGTCGAATGTGACCAAGGCTCTGGAGGCTTACGGCAAGGAGGCTGCCAAGCTGACAGAGGAAAAGGGCAAGAGCGGGCCGCTGCGCCTTGCGTTGCAGATTCTCAAGGATGAGCAGGCTGGACTCCAGCGCGAGCTGGCGAGGTGGCAGGGCATCGTCGTTGAGGAAACGCGGCAGGCATGGTGCGCAGACCTCACGGAAGATGCCACCGGATCAGTGGCCACCATTGACGTGCCAGGTGAGTCGAAGGACATCCTGATTGCGCCGAGTGCGCCGTCTCCGACAGCGGCTGATGGCCAGCTTGTTGCCCGTGAGGTGCAGTCCCCTGCGCAAGTGTTTTGGAATGCGGCCGTTCTTCCAGGGTGGCAGCGCCACATGCCGACATCGCGCTTCGGTGTGATCAAGGCCATGAATCCAGACGATACTGCTGATGTTGATTTGGATGCTGCCAAGTCAAGCGCAAGTGGCGGAAGAACTGGCGGGCTGGACATCAACACGCTCACCAGCCTATCATCTGTGCCCATCAAGTACATGGACTGCGACGCCGCCGTTTTCGCGGTGGGGGATCATGTCGTTGTTCTGTTTGAAGGCGGAGACTGGGCAAAGCCAAAGATCGTAGGGTTTGCCTCCAACCCGAAGGCATGCCCGTCAGGCGGCTTTATCTTCAGGCCGCAAAACAGCGTCAACACGGACGCAACACAGCTCACATATTGGGGCGATCCTCTTGATGCATCGAATGAGCCTCTTGGCACTCCGATGGGGGCAAACCCATTCATGTCGCTATCGCCAAAGATGGTCAAAACTGGCGGTGTCAAGTTGCCTTCAGACACGCACAAGAAGCGTCGAGGATTGAGCGGAGAGAAGTATGGACAGGTCGATTGGCAAGGGCCAAACCCAGACACGGATGTGATTTCGTGGGATGCTGAATCGATTGATGGTCTGGTCTACGGTAGCAGCTTCATCCCTGACACCTACATCGACCAGTGGGGGGTTCAGAGCTACGGCTATTACGGAGACGACACTGACAAAAGCAGCATGCTGGTGCTTCGCAAGCGAAACCAAGGCAATGCGAATGCGGTCTACAGCCGATTCAATGTCATCAAGTATTTCAGCCCAGGAGAGGTTGTCGATGGCGCAGGGTTCACGCAGGCGTCAGGCGGGAAGCGATACCTGATCGTTGCGCTGCGAAGCGGGTGGACAGTCGGCGTCAGCTTCACCTTCGTGAAGGTGCTGGTCGAGCTAGGGAAGATGACTGGTTCAGACGGGAAATCCGTTTCTGTTTACCGAGCAACAGGCGCAGAGCCTGACGTTGTGCTGGGAACCTATACGCCTCCGGCGATGATGACCAACATGCACGGCTGGTACTTCAACCAGTCCGGCACCAAGGCACGCACCGTCCTGCTCGGAAAAGACGACATGTTCGCTGTCGAGGCAACTTTCACGGACAGCGGAGTGACTGTGGTCGAGATACCTGGGTCGCGCGCTTCGTTGTCTGCAGATGAAGTGTTCCTATCGCGGCACTACTCATCGGTCATCACTTCGGGAGGGTCTACTAGATCCATGACGACCAGCGGCGCAGGCGTGATGCGATCGCCTGCGTTCATGGCCGACTTCCAAGGTGACGACGGCGTGATGCTGCAGTTTGAACTCAGGGTAACTGAATGGCCCACCTTCAGCTCCACCTATACGGTGACTGATACTGCAGCGCCAGGCGTACCCGGCGTAAAGCACGAAACCTACACCTCGACTGAGACCGGCGGCGTCCTAGAGAAGAACATCGTCATTGTCAAGACTACGGCAAGCGGCACGACAGAGACGCGCATCAGCATTGGCTTCCAGGGGCAGGGGCGGAGTGGAACGACAACGACCCACCAAGAGGAAATCTACACACGATCGGAAAGCGGGTGGGAAGACAACCGCTTGTTGACGCAGACGGTAAATTCTGTGGGTTCCCCTTATAGCCGGGTAACGTCACGCGACTTGATTGATGCAGACTTGCGAAACGCCGCGTTTGTCTTCTTTGAATTTACTGGTAGCTCGACCGTCAATTCAAGCTATTCCATGATCTTTGAGTCACAGGGCGTTGTGGATTCTGTAGACCACCAGCTTATCCGCGACGAGATGACCTCCACGTCGCCGTCTACCTCGTATGGCGCTCGTGTCACAACAGTCACCCCCACCAACTCAATCTCGACCCCCTGGCCAGACGTGACAGTCCCTGGCGGTACAACAACCGGGCCGACGATCCCCATGTTCTGGGATGCGTCGTCGCCGATATTCGCGGGGTGGGAGGGCCTGTCCACACAGGAGTGGAAGGGCTACCTCGTCAGAGAGTGGCTGGCCAACTATGCGGGCGCCACTTCGTTTCAATCCATCAACGGGATGATCCGCACCTACTACGGGCAGGTGATGTCCACAACGCTTGTTGGGGCGGGCATGCCTTCTCTTCCGTCATGGTTCACGCCATCGAGCAGCAAGGGTGTTTCTCACCTAGTTGGTGAAACGACGCAAGACGCGGCAGCTGTCGCGGCCATCAGCAGCCAGCCTTTACCGTGGCTTGCTCGGCTCGGCGTGTACTGAGACTGCGCCGGACTTAAAGACTCTGCACGCGCTCATTGCCATGCTGCGTGCATGGCATTTACCGCTCAGGATTTGGCGTCGATTGATTCCGCTATCGCAAGCGGCGAACTGACCGTGCGCACGGGTGACGGCAAGCTCGTCACGCTGCGATCAATGTCTGAGCTTTTGCAGGCCCGTGCCGCGATTGCCTCTGACCTTGCAAAGGCAGCTGCCCCAAGCGGTCGCAGCCTGTACCCCCGCCACCAGTTGGCCGACTTTTCAGACTGAGGCGACATGGCCGACAAGACCTCACGCCTCAATTTGGTTGATCGACTGGTTTCGTGGGTTTCCCCAGCGGCTGGTGTCCGGCGTGCTCATGCTCGGTCAGTGCTGAGCTACTACGAGGCGGCGAAGTCTGACCGGTTGCGCAAGGGGCGCCGAGCCACCGGAAGCGGAAATGATGAGGTCAAGGCGGCAGGCGCATCACTGCGTCAGATCGCTCGTCATCTGGAGGAAAACTACGACCTGGCCTTGGGTGTGCTGAACACCCTTGTGGCCAACGTGGTTGGCCCCAATGGCATCGGCGTTGAGCCTCAGCCGCGCAAGGCTGACGGCACGATTGACGACGACCTGGCCAGAGTGATTCTGGA